CCTGACATCAACTGGCATTTAGATGTTTATAGTTCATTTGGAATATATGGATGGCCAGAAAGAGATAAACCTTATCAAGAGTTATTCCAAAGAATAAAAGATCATCCTAGAATGACCTATCATGGTCACGTCGACAATAAAGAAGTACACAAAGCATTACAGAAAGCTCACATCTTTGCCTTACCTAGTATATGGCCTGAGACTTCCTGTATCGCTCTTATAGAGGCTATGAGTGCTAAATGTATATGTGTGCACAGCAGTCTGGCTGCACTGCCTGAGACAGCCGCTAATTGGACCCTAATGTATGATTACACTGAGGATATGAAAGATCATGCAAGCAAACATGCACTGACGTTAGCAGATGCTATGAGATTAGTAAATGAACCAAATATGTTAGAGAGATTGAATATGCAGAAAGCATATGTTGATGGTTTCTATAGTTGGCAAGTGAGATCAAAACAATGGGAAGTTTATTTAACGTCATTACTGAGTAAGGTAAATGGAAACGATACAGAGCAAGCAAGCGAGGGAGATAGCATCCCTAGCAAGTCAAGTAAAAAGTCTTAAAAACGAAATCAAAGAATTAGAAAGACAAAAGTATGAAGCCTATAAAAGAATAGGTGAACTTACTTCTGGTCGAACTGCTTCCTAAGGTCTAGGAACTGTAATAAGTATTGATTTCTTTCTTTAGTGTTTTTAGTAAACACTTGAGGTTCGTCATCTCCATCCACACCAATCATAATTACTAGCTGAGGTATTTGAATATTTGTTCTTTCCTCAAACATAAAACTATATGCTGCGGCTTGGACGAAATAGTTTTGGATCCATGATTCAGGTTTTCTTTTCTTAGATGTCTTGAAGTCAATTACAGATAACACTCCATCATATTCAGCAATACAGTCAACCTGTCCAGCTGTTCTTAGAAAATCAGAATAAAGAAAACTCTCTACTCCATGAATATTATCTACATGATCCCTTAGATGATTTGACATTGCATCAAACATCTCTTTATTAGATGGCATGACTTTAACATCATCCATATTGTTTAAAATATAATGTTCACATAACTTATGAATAGATGTTCCTCTTGATGAGGCTTTTTTGGTCACTCTATTAGCTTCCTTTTCACCTACCCGGGCTCTCCACTCCTGAATTGCCTTCTTCGTCATCTGACCGGTTATAGTCGTCACAGAAGGATAGAAAGATCCATCTGGTGTCTCATATAGTCTTTGACCATTAACGTTCCTTCTAGGAAGTTTCTGAAGGTCTGAGAGCATTAAATTAAACATATCTACGACTTTACTGCCTTGACTGCGTCTAATGGTAGAATAACTCCTTGTAAGTCATCATCTACATCAACAACAAGTCCTTTAGACCAATCAACATAAACTATATCATTAGGTTTGATATAACTTACATCAGGTCCAACATTAATTACCATTGCTGGAGCTGATCCTGGTTTACTATCATCACTATCTGCAGTAAGGATAATACCAGCCTCAGTTGTTTTTTCTTTTTTCTCTTTGGCTGCCATTTCAGCAACTAAGATATTATCACGTGTACATTTCATTAATCGATTCCTTCGGAAGAATATACTTTCTTATCTTTCGCAGCTTGTTTCTTCCATTTATCTACTGCTTTGTTAACTTGACCTTGCTTACCAGACTTTGCTGAATTGATTTCTCTACCAAAGTTGGATTGAGGATTCTGTTCAGCTACTTTAGAAAGTACTTCCTTGAATCCATCATCCACTTTACGTAGACCATCAACACCACTAACGATATTCGGTGCACCGATTACTTGCTTAAGGTTAGGATTAGCTTTTAGAAAGTCATCCTTCTCAGCAATTCTTAGGTTCAGTTCAAACACTTCACCTGTTTCAGTGTCTTGAAAGTCGTACAGTGGCATTACTTGGTGTCTTGGTTTGCTGGGTCGTCTAAAAAGAAGTCAGCATGGAATGCTTTCTTCACTGTTGATTTACTACAACCTAAAATCTTTCTGTCTTTAGCTTGTATTACCAAAGCTGCATCATCAGGATCCAATTGTTCTAACAACTGAACAAAAGATTGCTCTCTTCTTGCCTGAGGCATATTAGCTTTTCCTTCTAAGAAAATATACATCCTTCTCATCTCTTGTAATAACATCCCTTGGTTGTCAAAGGATTTATCAAGAGGTTTGTAAGGAGGATTACCTTCTGGAAGTGCCCACTTCAATCTATTGTCGTATGCCAACTCAAAGATACCTCTAAGTTCTCTACTATCATTAGCTTGAAGAATTTTAATTTTTTCATTAACGGACTTAGCTTCTTTGACCTCTTTGATCACTTCACCTAATCCTTTAACAATTTCATTTACTGCCATTTTAAAACTCACTTATGTTTTCGATAAGATTATTTAGTCTCTTCTTAACAAAGTAATTAAACAATCCATCTCGGCCACCTGGATCTACTTCGAACTGTTCTAATATTTGTTCTTGTAGTTCATCAGGTGTGTTAATTAAATCAACCAATATCTCATTTCTTTGATATCCGGCTGTCCATTCGTGTTCAAGTTTAAATGAATCATCATTGTCTTGAACCACACTTAGTATTTCTTCTAATCTTTTTGCTCGCATTGGCTTTTGACGTCCACCACTTACAAAAGTATCATCAGCGGATAAAGCATTAGGAATACCATCACCTCTATCTCCTTTAGCAATATGCTCTAAAAGATATAATGCTGGATCATTATGCTTCACCATTTTCTTTCTAACTGGATCATATTGATATACATTTGAATATACTTGCAATTGTATAAAGTCTTTATCTCCACTTAGAATTAAAATCTTTTCTTTGCCGTCGCCCATTGCGACACCTTCTTGATGACAGATAGTACCTATGATATCATCTGCCTCACATCTATTGACTCTTATATGTTTATATGGAAAGAACTCTTTTAGTTCATCTCTGATAGCATTTAAACAATTAAAGATGTTTGGCCAATCCAAATCTGATTCATCTCTATTTGTTTTTCTGTGTGCTTTGTAATAAGGAAAGGAATCTTTCCTCCAGTTGTTTGTGTCATCACAACATATAACTAACTCGCCATACTCTTCTGTAAACTTTTTACGATAAGAACGGATGCCATTAAGCACCATATGCCTTAACAGGTCTTCGTCTACCTCGTTAGTTCGAGATGAGTGTAGTTGCCCCATCAGGTTAGAAATCATAACCTGGTTTAAATCAACTAATATCATAATAACATTCCATATCTAAACTTCCATTATACACATTTAAGTATATAAGGTCAACTGTTAATCTTTATATAAATTTTGCCATGTTGTAGTGAAAATTTCACTCTCACTTTTATTAACTACTTCTTTTACGATCATTTGTAATGGGTGATCGTGACCACAGGCCTTAAGCAGTGCCGACTTTAATGACTCACATACCATTAATAAATCTTGATCTAGCTCTTTGTCTCTCAACTTTATACCTCTTGACTCGATCTCTTCGAATAACTGGTATGTAAGCTCAATGGATGTATTAAGAGAAAGCTCAGCTTGGTACCGTTTTATATTGGCCAGCCTTTCCTCCTCGCTAATCGGAACGCTCTTGGAATCAAACTTTTTCGGGAACTGTATTACTTTACCCATGCTATTATTTATACTAATAATTCAACTCCCTCAGTCGGATACTCTTTAATTAATTTTTTAATATTATCCCAATTCTGAGGTGTTTGTTGACTATGGTTTGCTGTTGCAATACAATTGAATGCTTTACAAACAATAGGTCTCTTCTCATAGATTGAGCATACTTTGAATCCTTCTTCTGTTGTTTTTAATTTAGCACAAGTCTTTACAATACTAACTCTTGTTTCATTTGTTATACTGTTTGTGATATCCACAATCTTGATAGTAGGGACATCAGCAAATACTGTTGAGATATATTCTGTCTTTTGTTTCTTATGGTTGTCATCAGCTTGGAAGGGTTGATGAACTGGTAGTGTAGCTTTACAACAATGGCCACACCTAATACAGATGTCGCCATTGATCAAAGCCGGATCTTGATTAACCCATTTTTGCTTCACGAGCCTTCTTCATCCTTTCAACGAATGCTTTTTTCTGAGCAGCAGTCATTGGCTTTCTTTTTCTTTTGGTAGTAGTTTTCTTTTTCTTTCTAGTACCTTCAATTTGGATTGCACCACTTTCGGTATATGTTAAAGGCTTCAAGCCATATGCGACTCGCTCCTCATTATCTAACTCTGGTGTCCATACATCTCTTACGTCTGGATACCAAACACCCATCTCACGTTTAGGTCTACCATCAGGATAGTAGGCCATTGCTACGCATATAGTTTTCACTCTCTTCTCCATTCTTGGTCCAGCGAACTTGCTGCACCAGTCTCCGGTTCTTAAATAACTTTCCATTTGTCCGATATAACTTTCCCATGTTATCTTTCTAGCGAGGGCACCTTGCACACCTGCTACATGGTTTCTATGTTCTGCTTGTTTTAAACTTCTGGCTTCTTTGATCCACTCACGAACATTCTTTAAACTAAATTCGTCGTCGTCTGGTTTTGCTACCACTGATGGAGCAAATTGTTTATAAGCAGGAGGGTTCTTTTTATATCTTGCCTCTCTTGCTTTCGCTAGCCTATCAATCCTTTCTTGTTTATTATTTTTTGTCATAGAGTTTCTCCAGTATATGAAATTGTCGCATTGTCCCTTGATGATACTGAGCGTTGCCGATAGTTGCGTGATGCTCCAGCGTATTGTGTCCAGGATAATAACATTGAGTCACGGGTGCATTTTGTAATCCAACTTTGCCTTTAATAACTTGTGTCAAATTATTTCCCATTCCTAATTTTAAATCACTATGAAGTGTTGGCCATAGAACTCTCGCTCTTTTATCAACTCCCATCTCGGCAAGAATTTGTTTTTCTTTCTTGTCGTTATGTCTTCTGAGTATAACGTCCCACTCTTCTAATGCTGTCCACAATTCTGCCATAGGTCCAGCATCTACCATTTCCTTTACGCCTAACCATTTCTTCATACAATACTCAGCGAACCTTGGATGTAGAGAACAACATTCCATAGCCATTCCTGGTATCCAAATATCTTTCTCGTCCATATCCTCAACAAGTTGAATCATCTTCTTGGGATTGGTCACATAAGCATCATGCTCTAAAATGATTACACGTTCGCCAGTGTCAGCAATATGCTTCCACCAATGGAACATAGATGTTAGACATGATTTTTCTGTCGGGGTGATCTCGTGACGGACCTTTCTATACTTCCCAGCACTACTATACTTACCCCAGTTGATATCAAATGGCGCTTCATGGATAGTGTCAGGAGTGTAGCATTGAAACCGCTCCACCTTAACATTCTTTACAGGCTCCCAAGTCGACAGAGCCAATTTAGAATAGGCTACTGAGATCGGGTTTCTGTAATCACATATCATTACAGCTCGAATCATAAGTTAAACTCCATTATACAACATTTACGATTATAAATCAACCTAGCGGTTTTACAGGGGTATATATATTAATAAGAAAAAAGTGCAATTAACTGTTGACTTTTGTTTGCTTTTAGTTGATACTCCTTCTTTGTAGGTAGGTCAGGTATAGCCATGAATAATTCAAGACTAAAAATAATTACAGGATCAGATACTGGCAACACAGAACAGATAGCCAGGGATCTGTATGATATGATATCTCCAGTACACAATGTAGATGTGGAGATTGTCAAGGTGCACGAGATAAAACCAGAAGATTGGACCTCACACGATTTCTATATTCTGGGCTGTCCAACTTGGTTTGATGGAGAGTGCTCTCAAGACTGGAACTGGTACTTAAAAGATTTCGGAGGCATTGACTTTGAAGGAAAGAAAGTTGCCATATATGGTCTCGGTGATCAAGTAGGATATCCAGACTACTATTGTGATGCTATTGGTATATTAGCTAAGATAGTTTTACACAATGGTGGAGAGATAGTTGGCGAAACATCTACAGAAGGACATGATTTCAATTATTCAGTTGCACAGATAGACGAAGGTGGTCTATTTTATGGTTTAGCTCTTGATGAAGACAATCAGCCTCATCTTACTCACGAACGATTAGAGCGTTGGGTAAATAATCTTTCAATTTATTTCTAAATAGCTGTTGACTTCAAATCAAAAGTTTAGTATAATGTACGCATATGTTAATCAATAATCAAAAGGAGATATAAGATGGCACATATGGTAGAAACAATGGCTTACGCAGGGGAACTTCCTTGGCATGGGCTAGGTGTAAAAGTGGATGATGGTCTTGGCGTTGACGAGATGATCAAAGAAGCTGGTTTAGATTGGAAAGTCAAAAAAATTCCTGCTACTGCAGAATTTAATGGCGAGAAAATTTATTCTGGACATGACATGTTGGTAAGAGAGTCTGATGGACAACCTTTAGACATGGTCAAAGAGAACTGGGTTCCAGTTCAAAATAGTGATGCGTTTGAATTCTTTAGAGAGTTCTGTGATGCTGGTGATATGGAAATGCATACTGCTGGTTCATTACAAGACGGCAAGAGAGTATGGGGTCTTGCAAAAGTAAAGGATGACTTCACTATTAATGGTACAGATAGAGTTGACTCTTATCTGTTATTAACTAACCCTCATATGTATGGTAGAGCAGTGGATATCAGATTCACACCAATCAGAGTTGTATGTAATAATACATTGACTCTTTCTTTGGCTCAAAAAGGAGACTATCAAGTTTCTTTAAACCATAAAAAAGCGTTCGACGTTCAAGAAGCTAAAGAGCTACTTGGGGTTGCTAAAGGCAAAATGGAGACATACAAAGATATGGCTACATTCTTATCTTCAAAAAGATATACGCCTGAAACATTGAGAACTTATTACTCAACTGTTTTTGCTAACCAGAACCCTAAAGTCAAAGGCATTGGATTCAATCCTGCTGATATAGTAGACTTTGAAAAGTACGGTTCTAAGAATGCTAAACTTGCAATGGAAGTGACTAACACTCAACCAGGTGCATCATTAGGCGAAGGTAGTTTCTGGCAAGCATTTAATGCTGTCACTTACTTGACTGACCATCAGTTAGGTAGAGAAGCTGACTCAAGACTTAATAGTGCTTGGTACGGTGTTAACAAAGTTAAGAAAGCGAAAGCTCTCGAGACTGCACTTGAGTTTGCACAGGCTGCTTAATTAGAGTAGACCTAAATAGAAGGGCGCACAAGCGCCCTTTTTATTATTATGTATTATAAACTAGAAAATATAATTAGCGAAGAACATAGACATCAATTTTTAGATGTCTACAATTCTTTAAAAAGCGAGTTGGCACATCAAGATTATAATTTATTTGATGTCGATAAAAGACATCCGTCCAAAGAACAAGCACAACTAGATTGCTTCAAAGCAATAGATCAATACGCTAGCAATCACGAACAAACATTTAGACATTATTTTTTAAACTACACACCAGAGGCATTTACAAAATTTCACACAGACAATGATGATGCAGTAGGTTTAACAATAGTGACATTTTTAGATAAGTCAGATGATCTTATAGGCGGTGAGGCATTAGCAATGTTGCCTTATATGAAAAAGAGTAGACCAGAGACACATTACAGAAAAGGAGATGCTACTGATCCAGGTAGTAGAGTTATTCCTAAAGTTATTAATATGGAAGTTGGCCAGTCATTAGTATACGACAAATCATTAATGCACGGAGTAGGACAAGTTGAAAAAGGCAATAGATTAGTATTGATAAGTTGGTATGGCAATCAAGTTGGTACAACGACACATATGGAGAGACGACTTAGTGCCGCAGTTTGATATACTAAAAGGAAGTTCGTTATATGATGATCTTAAAGAAGGTCACGATTCCGGCTTCAAAGTTTTTAGAGACTTAGTAGATTTAGACATTACAGCATTAGATGTAGCAGAGCAATACTTTCATGCAGAGAAGCAAAAGGTATTAGTAAAACAAGATAAAGTAAACTATAATAATAGATGGTTTCAACCTAATTGTTCTGATTGCACAAAACGAATACAGAGAATTTACAATTACATATCAAAGCAATATAAAACCAGGCAATGTGACATTTATGCCAATTGGATCAGAGATGGACATAGTTATGGACGACACAATGATACAATGGACGTCTTGATATTACAAGTCTGGAATGAAATTGCTTATTGTATTGAAAGCCCGTATGGAGATAAACAACATATTTCATATACTTTGGCGCCTGGTGATGCCATATATATAAGGGCTGGAACATATCATACACCCATCATCCTGGGAGAAAGGATGACAATGTCTTTCAGTTGGGGTTGACTTTTTGTTAACACTGCTGTATAATAGACATATGAATCGGTGCGCTCAGTCTGGTAGAGCCGCACCCAGCGGAAAGATTGACGGAGCGGGGGTCAGTCGGTTAATTGAGCGAGGGTCAGAACGAGGGGCTACATTAACACCTAATTTTAACATGAGAGAAGTGAATGCCAAATAATCCACATACACCATTTAGACAAGACACCCTTCTTCAAGGTATGGAGGATATTAGTGTTAGAGATAATATTAATCCTTTGGTTATTAACTGGAAAGGTAAGATAGGCTATGGCGATATTATATCTCCAATCTCTTATGCATACAATATAGCAGAAAAGAATAGTACAGATGTTATATTAAGATTCCACTGGAAAGATCCAGAACCTAAAAAGTTTAAAGAGACAGATACAGAAACTATCCAACAATGGATAGACATTACAAACAACAATACAACAAAACCCGCATTCTGGGATGTCAAGATTGAACATGTTTATGATAGTGATTTAGGATACAATCACGATAATTATGATTGCAAAGAACAAGAACTACACAACATGAGGTTTTCTAACTTTGGTATGAATGATGCTAACAATGCATATAAGACATATAATAAAATTACATTCGTCACAAGTATTAAACATAAACAATCATTACAAGAATATGGAAAAGCATGGAAGGACCCATTAGCTGCTACACCATCTGGTATGGCTTGGCCTCGTGTTGCTGATCTTATTAAGAAACGTGGATGGGATCCAAGATTCGTACACTATGAAACACCAATGAAGAAATGCATTGATCAAATGCTTGCCTCAAGATGTGTTATAGGGTATCATGGAGCTCATATGTGGATAGCAAGATGGCTGGGTATGCCAATGATAATATTTTCCAAAGGATCGCTAACAAAGAAAGCATTTCCTTGGGCAATGATATTTGAATATTGGTCAGACTTTCATCCAGAGTTAATAGAAGAGTATATTCAAAAGAGTATACAGAAAAGAGAGGAAATGATAGATGAGTACAAATACTGGCTCACAGAACCAAATTTT